TAAAAAGTACAAAGTATTATCAAATATATAATGAAATAAAAAGAGAAGCTAAATTAAAAACTTCTATAGATTTTTCAAAATTAAAACCAGAAGATGGTATAAGAGTCTGGACTAACATAGAAGATGGTGTTAGAAAAAGAATGAAAGATGGCAAATCTGCTATACCTAAAGAAGTAAGTATATGGCAAATGGTAAATGCAAGCTTTTTAACTACTACTGATAAAAAATTAAAAGAGCTTAATACACATATTAATAATATACCTTTTTTTAAACTTGGGGATCAAGCAGCAGCTAATGGTATGTCAGAGGGAGATTACAAAAGAATGCAGATTGAAAAAAATATACAATTAAGAAATGATTTATTAGAATCGGTAATTAATAAACTTGCTGATATGGATGTAGATTATATATTTGAAAATATAATTGGTGGAAAAACTTATGTTAGTCCTAACCAAAGGGACAAAAACTAATGCCTAAAAAATCAGCAACAGAAGTTAAAATAGATTTTCTAGTAAGAGAAATAAAAGAACTTAGAAATGAAACTAAATGTTTAAGAGCTGATATTAATAAAGGCAAAGGTGCTATATGGGTACTCATCATGATTGCAAGTGCGTTAGGTGGTGCTTATAATTTTTTTAATAACTAAGATATAAGGAGATAAGATGATACAAACAATAAAAGAAAGACTAGAAGGATTATGGATTAGCCACAGTCACTGCGTTATTAGTGCAGCTGTAGGTTTTATTATAGGAGCAATAGTATTATAATATGTCAATTGATAAAAAAGAAAAAAAGATTTTAAAGAAACATAAGATACATCATACTGTAAAGCATATGAATATGATGAAAGATAAGATGAAGAAAGGTGTTTCATTTACTAAAGCACATAGCAAAGCACAGAGAAAGGTAGGAACGTAATGTGGTTTGGTGCAATTAAATTAGCTTTAAATGCTGGAACTCATATATATAAAAAGCGTCAAGAGACTAAAATGTTTATGGCTGACGCTCAAGCCACGCAGGCTGCGAAGATGGCTACTGGCGAAATGGCGTACCAAGGTAAACTCCTAGAGTCTAGAGATACAGATTATAAGGACGAGGTAGTTTTAGCAATCCTAACTTTGCCCATTTTGGTCCTGGCATATGGGGTCTGGTCAGACGATCCACAGGCTATGGACAAGATAAAGGTGTTCTTCGAGCATTTTCAAGCGTTACCTAAATGGTTTACTAATTTATGGGTACTTGTATGTGCTAGTATATTTGGTATAAAGGGTACACAGATTTTTAGAAACAACGGAGGCAAAAAATAATGGCTAAAAGATTCGGTGGCGGAAATAAAAAATCTACACCTAAAACAGAAAAAACAGAAGCACCTAAAAAAGAAAGCTTCTTAAGTAAAATTAGAAAAAAGATTGTACCTACTTTTGGTGAGCAATTTAAAAAAGCAAAAGATGCTGGTAAAAAAACTTTTAAATCTACTAGAGATGATACCACTAAAGGTAAACTAGAATATTCTACAAATACAAAAAAAGACGTTGCTAAAAAAATAGCTAGTAACACAGCAGCCGAAGCAAAAAGAAAAGAAGGCAAAGGCGGCGGTGCAGATAGTGGCGCTAAAGGTGTTTTCAATAAAGCAACTGGATCAGCAGTGAGTTCTAGAGGACAAGCATTCGCTAAAGCTAGAAAAGAAGGTAAGAAAACTTTCATGTACAACGGTAAGTCTTTCTCTACTGCTCTAAAGGGTGAAAAACCAAATAAAAAAATGCCAGAACTATCTGGTAAAACTTCTAAAAAAATAAAAAGATTTGTAGGTGCTAACGGCGGTAGAACTAATTATCGTGGTGGTGGATTAGCAGTTGCAGGCTTTGGAAAGGTAATGAAATAATGAGAAGATTTTATAATAAAGGCGCAAAAGGATTATCAGGTGGACAAGTCAAACTTGATAAAATGGGAAACAATGACGGAAAAATTTCTGGAGAAGACTTTGCAGTTATGAGAAGCAGAAAAATGGGTGGCGGAATGATGAAGCGACCTATGTATAAAGCTGGAAGTGCTAATCCAAAAGCTAAAAGCAAAACTTCAATGAAACAAGCTAAAGCAGGTATGGAAAGTCAAAAAGCAACTAATAAAAAAGCTATAAAAATAGCTAAAACTATTTCAAAATTTAATCCCCTTACTATTGGTATAACTGCAGCAGACACAGTTAAAAGAAACAAGAAAATGGGTGGCGGCATGATGGAAGAAGCAAAAGAAATAAATTCTAAAATAAAAAATTCTCGTACTTTAAAAATGGGTGGCGGCATGATGAAAAGACCTATGTATAAAGCTGGAAGTTCTAATCCAAAAGCTACAAGCGAAACTGCAAAGAAACAAGCTAAAGCAGGAATGGAAAGTCAAAAAACAACTAATAAAAAAGCTAAAAAAATAGTTAAAACAATTTCAAAATTAAATCCTCTTACTTTCGGTATAGCTAATGCACTAGACACAACTAAAAGAAATAAAAAAATGGGTGGCGGCAGAGTTAAAAGAGCTGCTGGTGGACCTGGTTTATACGCAAACATTAAAGCTAAAAAAGATAGAATTGCAGCGGGATCAGGTGAAAAAATGAGAAAAGTTGGAACCAAAGGAGCACCCACTGCTCAAAACTTTATAAACGCAGCAAAGACCGCTAAAAAGGTTTAATGCCCGCAAACTCTATAAGAAAAACTACCAGTACAGGTGGTAATTATAGACCGACAAAATCTGGAGCTGGAATGACAGCAAAAGGTGTAAGAGCTTACAGGTCCGCAAATCCTGGAAGTAAATTAAAAACAGCCGTAACTGGAAAAGTGAAGCCAGGATCAAAAGCTGCTAATCGTAGGAAGTCATACTGCGCTAGATCACTAGGACAATTAAAAAAGTCATCAGCAAAAACTCAAAATGATCCTAACTCACGAATAAGACAGGCACGGAGAAGATGGAAATGTTAAATGAGAACAGCTATATTAGACGCGTTAGAAGCTAGATACGAAGCACACATTGCTGAAGCGCACGCAACAATAAAAATATATTTAGAAAATTCAGTAGGTATTGGGGAACACCCACAACATATTGATGAACTAGACAAACAATTCGAAAAGATTGCTAGTGCTGAAGAAAAATTAAAAGCATTGGAAGATTTTAGAATAGAAAGAAAGGAAATGTAATGGAAGACGGATTAACAATACTATCAAAAATACAAAAAACAATGAGAGAAAATCTACAAAAAGTAGGTGACATCTTGATAAGTGGTGGCGTTGACAACATGGAAAAATATCAGTATATGTTAGGTCAAGCTAGAACGTATCAAATAATGTTACAGGAAATCTCTAACCTGCTAGATAACAAGGAGCAAAAAAATGAACAAGGAACAGTCATCGACCTCAACTCAAGAAGTCCCAAAGCATAAGTTTGCATTGGAAGAAAAATATAAAGAAGATAAAAAAAACAAACCTAAAGAAAAAGATTTAGCTAAAGCTGAATTAACTAAATTACCTAATCCTACTGGATGGAGAATTTTAGTTCTACCTTTTAAACAAAAAGAAAAAACTAAAGGTGGCATTATATTAGCAGACGACACTATTGAGAAATCTCAAATTGCATCTAATTGCGGTTTGGTTTTAGCAATGGGTCCACATTGCTATGACAAAGAAAGATACCCCGAAGGCCCGTGGTGCAAGAAAGGTGATTGGATTATTTTTGCAAGATATGCAGGATCAAGAATACAGATAGACGGAGGAGAAGTAAGACTGCTAAATGACGATGAAATTTTAGCAACCGTTAATAACCCCGAAGATATATTTCATCAATATTAATCATAGAAGGAGATAACTATGCCAGAAGAAAATAAAAAAGTAGAAGAAATGGTCGACATAGATAATTCAGGACCTGAAATAGAAGTTAACATAGAAGAAACAAAGGAGAATGAAAATAATGAAACTATTAACAACGATAATAAGTCCGATGGTACACTTTCGAAATCTGATGAGCAGTTGGATATTCGAGTTGGCGAGGACGACAAAGAACCAGTTGCAGAGAAAAAAGAAGAAACTAAAAAAGAAGAACTAGAACAATATAGTGATGGCGTTCAAAAAAGAATTGCAAAACTTACTAAAAAATGGCGAGAAGCAGAAAGACAAAGAGAAGCTGCTTTAGAATATGCTAAAGGTGTGCAAGATGAACATTCTAAACTAAAAACAAAAGTATCTAATCTAGAACCTAGTTATGTTAATGCAATGGAAGGTAGAGTTGTATCTGGTTTACAAGCAGCACAAGCAAAATTAGTTGCTGCAAGAGAAGCTGGAGATATTAAATCTGAAGTTGAAGCACAAAAAGAAATAGGTAAATTAGGTGTTGAAGAATCAAGAGTTGCTGGAATGAGACAAAGAGTGGCAGCGGAGATGAAACAAGTACAACAACCTGTAAAAACATTAGAAGAATCTATAGCACCAACACAAGCTGCACCAGATCCAAGAGCCGAAGAATGGGCTGACAAAAACACTTGGTTTGGTCAAGATAGTGCTATGACGTACACTGCTTTTGATTTACATGAAAAACTAACCAAGGAAGAAGGGTTTGATCCTGCTTCAGACGAATATTATGCTGAAGTAGATAAAAGAATGAGACTTGACTTCCCGCATAAATTTGGTAAAACCGAAACTAGGGAATCGACTAAACCTACACAAACTGTAGCGTCAGCTACGCGAAGTGTTAATAATAGTCGCAAAACAGTGAGGCTCACACCGTCTCAAGTAACAATTGCTAAAAAATTAGGTGTGCCACTAGAACTTTATGCGAAACAACTAAACATCACGAAGGAGAGATAAGCATATGATAAACGATAAAAAAATAGACTCCCGTGCGAGCCAAACAAAAGTTAAAGAACAAAAAAGAGTTTGGACTCCACCATCATCTTTAGATGCACCACCCGCACCAGATGGATTTAAACATAGGTGGATAAGAGCTGAAACGATGGGTTTTGACGACACATCAAATATGTCAGCTAAACTACGATCAGGTTTTGAATTGGTTAGATCCGATGAATATTCTGATATAGATTATCCAACTGTTAATACTGGTAAATACAAGGGAGTGATCGGAGTTGGCGGCCTACTGCTAGCAAGGATACCAGAAGAGATTGTAGAAGCGCGCAAGGAGTATTTTGAAAAACAACTTCAAGATAGAAATAACGCGATTGATAATGATCTTATGAAGGAGCAGCATCCAAGTATGCCTATCAATAGTGATAGACAGACTCGTGTAACCTTCGGTGGTACAAAGAAAAGTTAATTTTTTAGCAATTCTTACCAACGATTTAAATTAATCGTTTGCTTTCGAGCAAACAAAAGGAGATAACAATATGGCAAATAAAGATGCAGCTTTTGGTTTTAAACCGACAAGACACTTGTCTGGTGGACTAATCAGAGCAGAAGAGTATGCAATTGCTAACAACGCGTCAGGTTCAATTTTTACTGGACAAGTCGTTGAAGCAGTAGCAGGTGGTGGTATTGAACCAGCAGCAGCGGGAGACACACAACAATTGGGTGTATTCGGTGGTTGTTTTTTTACTGACCCCACAACAAGTAAACCTACGTTTAAAGCGTCATACACACAAGTCGCAGCAGCGGATATAGTAGCTACAGTTCATGTAGATCCTAATATCGTGTATGAAGTACAGCATGATGGTACTGGAACAGCGGCGATGAATAATTCAGCTTTTGATTTTACAGGAGTAGCAGGAAGCGCTCTTACTGGACAATCAACTTCGGAGTTAGACACGTCTAGTTCAGGAACATCAGGCGGTTTTAAACAAATCGGTATATCAAAAGATCCTGACAATAGTGATGTGGCTTCAGCAAATGCAAATGCATATGTTGTATTCAACACTGGCGAACATGTCTTTAAATTAACAACAGGCGTATAATAGGAGTATAAATTATGGCTATATCAAGAGCACAACTAGTTAAAGAACTAGAGCCAGGTTTGAATGCATTATTCGGCTTGGAATACAAAAACTACGCAGATGAGCATGCTCAAATTTTCGATGTCGAAAATTCGGACAGAGCTTTTGAAGAAGAAGTAATGTTAAGTGGTTTCGCAAACGCTTCAGTAAAACCTGAAGGTTCAAGCGTTAACTACGATACAGCACAGGAATCTTTCACTGCTAGATACACACACGAAACGCTTGCTTTAGCGTTCTCAATCACTGAAGAAGCGATTGAAGATAACTTGTACGATAGACTTGCGTCTAGATATACAAAAGCATTAGCTAGATCTATGGCTAACGCTAAACAAGTTAAAGCAGCAAATGTGTTAAACAATGCGTTTGACTCAAACTTCACCGGTGGTGATGGAGTAGAACTTTGTTCTGCTGTTCACCCAATCGTTGCTGGAACGTTCAAAAATGAACTATCAACTGCAGCTGATCTTAACGAAACATCGTTAGAGCAGTCGTTAATTGATATCGCAGCAATGACTGACGAAAGAGGACTAAAAATTGCAGCAAAGGGAGTTAAAATGATAATTCCTTCTGCGCTTCAATTCACAGCTGAGAGATTAATGAAATCTCAAGGTAGAACTGGAACGGCTGACAATGACATCAACGCAGTTGGCAGCATGGGAATGATTCCACAAGGTTATGTGGTTAATCATTACTTGACTGACACAGATGCGTTTTTCATCAAAACTGATGTACCTAATGGACTGAAAATGTTTGTTAGAGCGCCAGTTAAAACAGCGATGGAAGGCGATTTTGAATCTGGAAACGTTAGATACAAAGCTAGAGAGAGATATTCATTTGGATTCTCAGACCCTAGAGGTATCTTCGGATCACCAGGCGCAGCGTAGTCTAAACTAAACTTAAGTGAGGCGGCCTAAAAACCGCCTCATTTTTTTTGCAAAATAAAAAACACAATGAAGAAATTCTTAATTAAAATTACTGCCTACGGATACATAACTGAATTTACAGTTATGGCTGCAGATGACTCTAAAGAAATAGAGAATGCAATCCTTGACAAACTAGGAAAAAATGATATTAATTGGGAGAAGTCAGGCTTTTATAGTTTGACAAAAAAATGGTTAACCTTTGAGGAGATTAAC